ATTACATAACCACTTGTTAGAGTAGAAGCTCTATTGCTAAATCTAGCTGACCCACTAATTCCTGAATTCCATGTAAAAGTTTTTCCATTGGCAATTGTTGCAACTAAAACTTCACCCCAGTTACTTAGAGACCAGAGACCTGGTTCTAGTGTAACGTCTGAAGCATTAACCGCATTTCCCCATTGAGTATAGTTTGTTGCATCATAAACTGTTGCACCATCACTATGAGCACTTCCAGTTGTACCAGAAACAGCTGTTCCATAAGCTCCTCTAGTAATTGTTGTCAAATCATTTGATGAAATACCGGTGTATTTAATTAACTCACTATCAACTAAAATACTTCCATTGGTTGAAGTAAATCCAGTAGTTGAGTCTAAAGTAATACTTGTTCCTGATCCACCTGTACCAGCTGTATCTGCAAGTAAAGCCCCATCTAAGGTATTCGTTTGAGCTCCAGTAATTGTTCCACCAAAATTACCAACCCCAAACCCATAACCATAAGTTTGAGCAGCTGGACCCACTGTCGCATAAGGTTGTACTTTCATACTTCCCCCTGTAGCGACTACAGCTGACGCTTGGTTTAAAGAATTAATAGTAAAAGTTACAGAACTTGGAACAGATAAAACTTGAAATTTTTTATCTTCAAAATCAGTTGCATTTAAACCCGTACCACCAGGTAGAGTAACACTGTTTAAAACAATAATGTCTCCTACTTCTAAATCATGATTTGAGCCAGTTGTAATCGTACATTGTTTATTTGTAGTACTGTTTGTGGCTAATGTTGATCCAGTAAATTCAGTTTGAGCTCCAGCATTATTCGAACGCCAAGGTGTTATATCGTAAAGAGTTCCCTCAAAATATAGAAGTAAAAATTTATCAGTACCGATGGCTACATATTTATTACCATCATTGTCTACAAATGCGTGTTGTCTTCTAGCAACACCTACTATGGTATCCGTTAATAAAGAAGACCATCCTCCTACTTTTTCAGGAAGATTATATCTCCATCTAACATTATCTGAATCAACCCATCGATCCGTAGCTCCGACAGCAGTGTCCTGCTTATCGACACCCGGTTGAAACTGCATTTCAAAGAGAGCCATCTCGTTAGCTCCTATGAAGTATAATTAGTCTTGTATACCCACCCTCGAGTAGCGTCGACATAGACTAATGTAAGGGATTGACCGTTATTGCTTAAGGTTAAATTGGAAGTTCCACCATTAATTTTTAAGCCGTTTCGGTCTACGGTTAAGTTGTTAGATTGAAAAGTACCATATGAATCTGTAATTGTTACTTCGTCTCCTGTAGAAGCAGCTGCAGGTAAAGCAATTGTAATAGTTGATGTAGTGGTATTTGCTAAAATCTGTGCACCTGCAACAGCAGTGTAAGGACTATTAGAATTAGTAATACTTGCATATCCTTTTTCTAAAATAGTTACAACTGTTTCTGAGCCATTAGATTTACATAAAACAGTAGCGCCTGGAGGAATGGGTTGTTCCGTTCCAGAAGCAGTTAAAACCCCTAAAGTTCTATTTGATGTTCCTCTAACAGTGTCATCTTTCATGATCCAGACTCTTTCTGCAGTACCTGGCATAGTAACTGTTCTATTACCTGCTAAAGTACCATAAAGTCTAAAGTATATGTTTTTTCCTGTAGAAGTTGCTCCATCTGTTAAGACAAGAGTTGAACTACCTGAAGCTAGATCTACATCTAAAACTCCAGTTGAAGTTTGTTCTACAATTTGTAAATTTGTATTAGTTATAGTACCCCATAAACCGGCTTTTTCACCAGTTGTTATGAGTTCTAATTGTGCGTTTGTTGAATAAGTTGATGCCATAATATTATGTTCCTGGGTCTATTGGTGTCCAGACCATAGTTGCGCCTGGAATAATTTCACTCCATGTTATTGCTTGTGCCGTACCTGTAGCAAGCGTTAAAGTACTTCCTGTAGGATCGACATTTGCGTCTCCAGTTAGTGTAACAGTTCCGCTTGAAATTACAAGAGAGTTCTTTACAGCTGTTATAGTAGCGCCGGCACTGACTGTGACAGTTCCTGTGCCTAAGACTAGTTCATTTTTGACTGCAGTAAGATTAGAGTCCCCAGTAAGAGTTAAACTTCCAAAACCTAAAGTAAGTGGATTTGGAGTAGGTATTTCTGTAATGGAGTCTGCTGTAATACCTGGATTTCCAATACTAATTGTTAGTTCATTTTTAGTAACTGAAAGAGTTACACTATTCTCCGGTCCTGCCGAAGAAATGGGGTATTCTGCAAATGCGCCAAATCCTAATAACATAAAATATAATCCTTAGAAGGAGACAGGGGGTATGTGGTGGATCCCTGCCTCCATCAAAGAATTATATCATCGTTTAAACCAAGAAGGAAGACCTAAATGTGGACGTTTGTCGAACATATTATCCTTCGCTCCTGGTGTTTTACGATTGTTATAATGTAGAAAAACTTGAATACATTCTTTACCTTTAAATTTATCTCTCCAATGTTCTAGCTCACAGCCAGAATAAACCAGCATATCTCCTGGTTTTAAATCAACTTTAACGCCTTTGGTGTTTTCTGATACATAACCCTTACCTGGAACAGTACCGCCTTTTTTAGGATTAGGTTCTAGATATATAGGCCAATCATCGCCACCTAGATTCATAGTCGTAGATATCTCACAACTGAATCTATCCTTATGTCTTTCAAGAACATCACCTTTTTTATATATTCTTGCATAGGTATAAGCAGGTGTTAGTTTTAATCCTGTAGTTTTTTCCATAAGGGGTTGGCATTTCAACATTAAAGTTTCCATCGCCATATTAGCGTATTGAGAATAAGTGTTAGGAATCTGTTCACCCTCAAGTTCATAGCTCCCTATAATATTTTCATAAGGTGAAAGGTATCTTGCTTTTCTACAAGTATCATAAACTTGTTTTTGCATACTAAAATAGTTTGCAACAAAAGCTGCTAGATCTTTTGATATTGCTTGACGAATGATTGTATACTTTTTCTTTTTAAACATCTTTAGCCATCTCCTTTAACACTGCGGTTATATTAAAATGAATAAATCTAAATGGAGCTTTGCCATAATCCAGAGAAAATTCGTGTTCTACATATCCTGGAAAAAATATAAGCATTCCGGGTTCAGGTTTAAAATGAATTAATTCTGTTCCGGACCATACACCTTTTACAGTAGGTTTCATATGTAATTTAGTTGTTCGTGCCCCAGCTCGTGGGTCATAAAAAATAGGTACTGAAGTTTTTTCACTAGCTTTTAAAAAATAAAAACCATTAACATGGGTGTTCCAATGCACATGTCCTGGATGATGACCACCCCCTTTTTTAGCAAATTCTTGAACCCAACATTGTTCAAAAAAAGTTTGATACCTATTCATATCAAATCCTGAATGATCTAAAAACTCCCAAGCTTTTTGACCAACATAATTTCTAAAATCCATAAACTGAGTATCACTTAGTAATTGTGTTGAGTGCCAGGTTTTACCAAAATCACCATATTCTTTTAAATGAGCTTTAGATTCTTTCATTTTTTTTATTTCTTTAATATAGGGATCGCAGGCTTTGTTTAAAGATTTAACAAAGTCAGGTTTTATTTCAGTCCATATAGGGGTTGAAAAATAATGATTAATATACATATTTATTTAAATGGATTTCCCAAATGCCATACGACAAGTGAGTATCTAGTTCCTCTAGTTACTGGTTTGACTCTATGCCATAAGTGTGATGGAAATACTACGACAGAGCCTTTAGGTAATATTTCAGGTACTTGTCTTACATGTTTACTTTCATCTCTCATATGAGGATCATAGTTTCTAAAATCAAATTCTAATTCTCCACCTGTATATTCGGAACCATCTGTTAATTGACAAGTCATAGATAGTTTTCTAACTTTTCCATGATCAGGGGCATTTTTATCTTTTCTATCATAAGGTTTATCCCAAGGATCATTATGCCAATCGTAATATTGATTAAGTTTATATTTTGTAAACTGACAAGACTCAGAAAAGTCCCATTGAAAATTCCACCCAGCATTTCTATTTGCACTATTAACAAAAGGATGTAATTCTTTATAGATCCATGTATCATTTAACCACACTAAATCAGATTTTCTTTTTCTTTGGAGGTTCTTAACATCTTCTTTATTTAATTTTTTATCGCCATAGCCACCCGTTCTCGCCATTACTTCTTCTTTAGACAAAGCATATTTAATAACTTCATCACAAAATCTTGGGGTTAATGCAGATTTAAAATACCAAAAATAATTATATAAATTCATAAGTTGTAGTTAAAATAAAGTTTAAAGAATCTTTTTGATTGTTGGTGATGTAATACATCTGTGTAGAGGGAAACATTATAAATTTATTGTTTTTTAACGAGATGTCCCAATTTCTTCCTGCTCTTCTGTTTTGATCATAATGTATTCTAACGCTACAATCTTTAACATTTACTCCATAAAGAAAAGTATAATCAGGAGAATTTCTTAAATCTACCGGATCAATATTTAATAAAGGAATTGAAAGTTCTTTTGGTTTATAAGCATTTCCCCACGTTTCTTTGTTTACTAAAGTAAAACCGTGCTCTAAATTTATATGCTCTCGCATATATGTATTTAACATATCTAATGTTCTTGAAAATGGAAACTCTGAATTTTTAATTTGTGATGATAAAATATCTGATTGAAGTTTGTCTCGGTTTATTTCAAAACCTTTGGGCATATCTATTGTGCCATAATGTAAATCTATTTCAGATAATACTTTCTTTTGCATACCACATACCTGTTTAATTTATGCTTTGAGGTCTGTCAAGTCCCAAGACTGTCCGGCTTCATTCCAATTATGAACCCACATATGAGTATTGGCTTCGTTTTGTGAAGTTTGTTCTGCAGTCAATGCAGGAGCATCACCAATAGGTGATTTCCAACTTGCAGTTGCAGTATCTTTTACCCAAGAAGGATAAGGTTTTTTAGCCCAAAAGATTTGATTATCTTCGTCCCATTCATAACCTATACCTGCGTAGTTTCCTCTAAATGCTTTTGAGTTATCACCAGATAAATGGGTATTAGATCTTGTATTATAAGAAGTTTGAATCCACATTTGTGCAGGCCAATTATTATGTCTCTCTAAATATTGTTGTCCTACTGATTCATCTTCAACGCCATCAGCGTTTAACATATCTTTATTATCAAGTGTTAATACTGCGATAACTTTTCCGTTAGCTCCTAGTTTTGCAAAGTGTGCCATAATGTTTCTCCTTATATCTTAAAATTAATTGTTAAACAATACATAAATATTATTGAAATTTGTACCTTATTATTACTATACCTGAACCACCTGCGCCACCTGTGCAAGGGTTTGCATTTCCTGAACCTCCTCCACCACCGCCAGAATTAGCTGTACCTGCAGTTGCAGTACCACTAGTACTTGGTGATCCGCCTGCTCCACCGCCTCCTGTGCCACCAGCTCCTTGTTGACCTGAAGTATCATTTCCTCCACCGCCGCCTCCGGCTCTTGCAGTCGGAGTTGCATTAATAGAAGAAGTTGCACCTGCACCACCTGCTCCTGAATTAGGGGCTGGTGGGCCAACATTTCCGCCTACAGCAGTAGCTCCTCCACCACCTGCACCTGCTCCATTTGAAGTATTACCATTTCCTCCAGCTGATCCTTGAGGTGGACTAACGGGAGGTGTATTACCTGCTCCTCCACAAACTGGAACAGGTGATGGCGGAGCATTATAAGTTCCCCCACCTCCAGAACCTCCTGCAACTCCTGGAACAGTAGGGTCAGATTGACCATGGCCGCCTCTGCCACCACCAGCAGAACTTATATCACTAAATGTTGAAGTACCACCTGGGGTATTTACTGCACCTCCACCATGTACTGTAATTGGATAACCTTGTATTGTAATTGGTCTTGCATTTCCTGGATTGGCTAATGGGCTTCCTGTCCAAGCAGCTGGGCTAGGAACTGATTCTCTATATCCTCCTGCACCACCTCCACCGCTAGCAGAGTAAGGCACATCCTCTCC